GAGGGCGAAAAAATATATGTCACAGCTGAGCACTGACTGGTTGTGTATTGCCACCGAGGGGGACACGGTAGACCGCAGGGAATTAAGGCGAGAGTGGTTAATTGATGCTGCTGAAACATATAACCCTGAATTATACGCTGCACTTATTTGGCCGGAGCATGAACGCGATTACGGAAATGGTGGCAGCGTAAAAGAAGTTATGTGGCAGGAAGGAGAGGACGGGCTGGTAAGGCTGTACGCAAAAATCGTTCCTAACCTGAGCCTGATTGAAGCCAACAAACGCGATCAGCTTATTTACTTCTCGGTTGAACTGACTGAAGACGGAGACTTTCGCGGCACGGGGCGTTCCTATCTTGAGGGGCTGGGCGCAACGGATTCACCTGCGAGCGTAGGCACCACACGAATGCGCTTCAGTACGCGCAAAAATATTAAGTCCGGCAGCTATCGCTATAAGTTTGGCCGGGACGGAAAAGTTAAACAGGAAACAGAAATGAAAGAATGGCAGAAGCTGTTTGGAATTAAGCCGAAGAAATTCGCCGAAGAAGAAACCACTACGGATGAACCGCTGGCAGATGACAAACTTCAGGCGCTGGCAGAAGCGTTAAATAATATTGAAACGCGCGTTGCAGCCATTGAATCGCAACTGGCGTCAACGCAGGAAGATGTTGAAGCCATCGCGGATGTTGTGGATACGCAGGAATTTGCCACGTTACGTGACAACATCGGCGCAGTGATTAAAAACTTTGGCAAGCTGGATAATAAAATCACCCAGTTGCCTAAGCACCATCGCGGCGATAATCCAAAAGGTCGCAAATTCAAATTTATTTAATTCCGCGCCTGTCAGGGGAATATTAATTCGCTTAATTGCGAGAGGATGATTTATGCAATTAAACCAACGTGCGAGCCAGTTTATTGACGCTTACGCCTCCGGTCTGGCGAGCCATTACAGCGTCAGTAACCCGTCACGTGCATTCAAATTAACTGACCCGCAGGAAACAAGCCTGCGCGCCGCCTTGCTGGAGTCGGTTGAGTTTCTCGACATGATCACCGTCGCGGACGTAGACCAGCTGAGTGGCCAGGTCGTTTCGGTGGGCGCGTCAGCACTGCACACCGGGCGCGTGGCCGAAGGACGTTTTATCAAGCGTGTCGGCGTGGACGGCAATGAATACAAGCTGGTCGAGACCGATTCATGCGCCGCGCTGCGCTGGGATCTGCTCTCACTGTGGGCCAACGCCGGTGACGAAAACGAGTTTTTCGAGCTGGTTCAGACGTTTTCCAATCAGGCGTTTGCGCTGGATATGCTGCGCATCGGTTTCAACGGCAAGACGGTTGCAGCAACCACTGATGCAGATGAAAACCCGAACGGTGAAGACGTCAACATTGGCTGGCATGCGCGCATGAAAGGCTTTGAAGGCGGCCAGCAGATTATCACTGACCCCGTCTCGCTGGACGACGCCGGTGATTATCACTCTCTGGATGCAATGGCCTCCGATCTGATTAACGCCAAAATCCCGGCGCAGTTCCGCAATGACCCGCGTCTGGTGATTCTTGTTGGTGCCGATCTCGTCGCGGCAGAGCAGTACCGCCTGTATCAGAAAGCCGACAAGCCGACGGAAAAAATCGCCGCGCAGATGCTGGGCAACACCATTGCCGGGCGCACCGCCATTATCCCGCCGTTTATGCCGGGCAAGCGCATGGTGGTGACGCCGCTCTCTAACCTGCACATCTACACGCAGCGCGGCACGCGCCAGCGTAAGGCAGAGTTTGTTGAAGACCGTAAGCAGTACGAAAACAAGTACCTGCGAAATGAAGGCTACGCCGTTGAGGTGCCGGAGCTGTACGCGGCCATTGATGAAGACGCCGTGACCATTGGCAAAGTCACCGAGCCGGTTGAGGGCTGATAAATGAGCCTTTCACCCGCACAGCGTCATAGCCAGCGCGTGGCCATGCAGCAGCAGCTGGCGCGCCTTGAGTCGGTTAACACGGCTAACAGTCTGCATACGCAGGTGCAGGAAATCACCGCAGACGTTGAGCGCCTGCGCAACCTGCAAATGGTGGCCGAGCGTGTGGAAATGAAGCGCACGGAGTTGCTGCCGAAGTGGATGCCAACGGTTTTGAGCTATCTGGAGCTGGGCAAGCCCTACGCCAACCCGGTGTTTGCGTACTGCATCATCTGGCTGTTTGACGTGGGCGATTACGATCAGGCGCTGGACTGGGCAGACATCGCGATTGAGCAGGGGCAGGAAACGCCGGGCAACTTTAAGACCCGTTTCCCGGCATTCGTGGCCGATCAGATGCTGGAGTGGGCGGAGCAGGCAAGCCAGGCGGGTGAAGACTTAGAGCCGTATTTCTCACGCACGTTTGAGAACGTGACGCAGCGCTGGCGGCTGCACGAAGAGATCACCGCCAAATGGTTCAAGTTTGCCGGGCTGCTGATGCTGCGCGACGAATCAGGACAGGCGCGGGCGACGGCGATTGACAACGTTGAGACGTTGTTGAGCGCTGATCGGCTGCTGGCGGCCGCCGAGGCGAAGTATCGCAAGGTCGGGGTGGGCACGATGCGTAAAACCATTGCGGCGCGTATTCGCGCACTCCAGACCCCGTAACGACTACCGCAAGCCGGGTGGGCGCGGATGAGGGCAGAACACGCAGTGTAATGCGCCGCGGATTCCGGTCAGCCCACCTTTTTACGGAAAATTTTATGTTCAGTGGCAAGCCGATTGAGTTTCAGGACAGCCCGCTGGTTAACGACGGTTTCTGGCCAGACATGAATCTGGCGGATTTTCAGCAGGGCCGCAGCATACCGGCAGACGTTGACGCCGGAACGGTGGGCGAAGCGCTGCTGAATGCCGCCGCCGAAGTTAACAGCCAGCTGGCCAGTGTGCAGAGCAGGCACCGGCAGGCCGGACATCAGACCGCCGCTGACGTGCCGGGCGTGAGCCTCGGCGGAAATAACCAGCTGACGGCGCAGTACAAAAAAGCGGTGTATGCCAGGGCAAAAGCTGACCTGTTAGGTGAGTTTGCGTCAGTTGGCCGCCGCGATTCGCATCCAGGACAGGAGAGCGAAGAAACGCGCAAGGGATTGCTGACGGAAGCGGCGATGGTGATTCGCCAGATTAAAGGGCTGAAGCGCGCAACAGTGAGGGTGGTGAAGTGAGCTATCAAAGCCAGCTGGATTCGCTGACCAGTTTCATTAAATCCAGCGTGCCGCCGCGCGCCATGCTGTCCTTCAGCAGTGAAATGACCGGTCTCAAAACCGTCCCGGCGGCTAAGGAGCTGGGGCTGGGGCAGGTGAGGCTTTCCGTCATCCGCTACGACGCGGAACTGATGTGGGAGCGCTTCCCGTTTCGCGAGTGCGATCCGCGTCTGCTGATGGCGCTGATTGAGGTCTGGCTGGCAGAGGACAGCGCCGAGCGTGAGCTGTTCAGCCAGATTGGCATCACCAGCGCCGATCCGGACTGGGACATTGAGCTGATTGACGAAGAAAACGCCATCGTCACGGTAACGGTGCCAATGGCGGAATCACTGGTCATTGTGCCGGATGACAGCGGGCCAGTTCCCTATCAGGGCGCGCGTTACCGTCTGGCTGACCCGGAAATCTGGACGGCACTGAGCGCACTGGTTTACGCGCCGGGCGGTGATGTGCCGGGAGTAGCGGAGTGATTATCGGGGCAGAGCTTGACCGCTCGCAGCTGCGTGAACTGCGCAAGGCGCTGGCCGAACTGGAGTTGCCAAAGAAAAAGCGGCAGCGGCTTATCTGGCGTCTCGCTAAGTACGGCGTGATACCGGCGGCGAAGCGCAACGTGCGCAATCAGCAGTCACCGGACGGGACGCCGTGGCAGGGCCGTAAAACGCGCCGCCGGGGCAAGATGCTGCGCAACCTGCCGAACCTGCTGCACATCCGGGAAATGCCGGAGATTGAGGCGGTACGCCTCTACCTTCAGGGCGGCGGCTATCGCAACGGGCAGAATCCCGTCCCGGCGGGCGTTATCGGCTACGCGCAGCAGGAAGGTATGAAAACAACCGTCCGGGCGCGCAGCGTCAGCAGACCGTCACCGGCGGGAAAAATGGCCACGCTGAAGCAGGCCAAACGGCTGCGCAGGCTGGGCTACAGGGTGAAGAAGGGGAAGCGCTGGCGAAAGCCGCCGTTTAAGGAAATTACCGAAACGCTGGGTTTTGCGCAGGCGGGGCTGCTTATCCGCAAGCTAAGCGGCAGGCCGGTCAAAACAGCCTGGTCGATTGACCTGCCTGCGCGTCCGTTTGTCGGCATGAGTACTGAAGACTTCAATAAGGCGCTGGCGCGCCAGCTACAGGCCATCGGCTACGGCTGGGACGTTAACGCTTAATAAATCAGGGGAAGGGTATGTGGCCAAACGTCACGATTAATCAGTTAAACCAGCTTCAGGGCGAAACGGCTGACATTGAGCGCACGCTGCTCTTTGTTGGTAAGGGAAAGAAAAACACCGGCAAGGTGCTGCCGGTCAACACGCAGACGGATTTTGATGTGCTG